GGTTACCAACACGAACTGTTGGAGAAATTGTTGCGTCAGAAGCTGTTGCACCTTCAACTGCTGCATTTGAAGTGTTTACAGAAGCTAATGAGTCTGTTTGCCATTCATGGTAAATAGCAGTAGCTTTTGATTTGCCTACTGAATTTAAGAATGGTGTTTCTGTTGGAGAAATGTTATAGATAACGTCAGATAAATCTTCACGTTGACCTATAGCGGTATAGGTTTGATATGTTGCCATGATTTAATTTCCTATTCTAATAATTGTTCAAATAAAGCTGCTGCATCTCTGACTTTGCCAGAGTTACGCAACTGGGATTGTTGTTTTTGTAATTTTTGTGCATCACTTTGCTTATTAGCACCAGAAGTACCTGCTCTTAACATTCTAGGAGCTTCATTTACCTTCTTTGTAATAGCTGGCTTTGACTTCTGAAGTTTGTCATACATCATTGCCTTGTGTAAAGTGAGCACATGACGAGAGTCATATACTTGTGAGAGTTCATCATCAGTAAATCCTAACGTCTTGCCATATGAACGAATTTCCTTACGGAAGTTATCGCCTTTGGCTGGGTCTGAAAACTCTGGTAGGACTTGTGCTAGTTTAGATGCTTCCTGTGCAACTCTGTCAGACATGGCACGAGCATAGTCAGATTGTTGCTCTTGAGCAATTCTGGCTTGTTCGGCTCTTATAGCTTGGAGTTGTTCTTTCTTTTCAGAAAGTTCAGCAACTTTTACTGCATAGCCTATAGGGTCGTTTTCCTTAAGAGATTGTAAATCCTCTTGTGGCATCTGCGAAGTTAGAAACTGGTCTATTGCTTGCAGACGTTGAGCATAATTATCACGAGCATACTTGGCTTCCTCAATGGCGGCACGTTCAGCTTCCACTAGCTTACGTTGCTCTGCTACTTCGGTAGTTTTTTTCGTATAGTCAGCACCAAGCTGATAACCTTTAATCAATTCAGATAGAGGTACTTCTTTTTCTTCCCCTGCGGCTTTAACTACATATGAAGGCTCTTCTTCTTGACTGTCATCTTCTTGTACTTCAGCTTCGTCATCAACTGTTTCTTCTACTTGCTCTTGTTGTGGCTCTGCTTCTTGTTCCAATACTTGTTCAGCTTCTTGTTCACCTGCTCTTTGCTCCGAAGAGTTAGCTGGGGTGTCCATTAGACCTTCAAACGCATTGGCTGCTTGACTTACAGTAAGCGTGCCACTTCCAGAATCTTCTGGAGTCATGGTGTTTTCACTCATTTATTTTCCTATATTACCTCTATGGGAGGCGTACCAAATGTAGAATTATCTACAATATCTTAAATCGGTTCTCATCTATTGCTTGACCTGCTGCAATAGCTTCAAGACTGCCGATTAATTCTTTTATAGCAGCTATCTTATAATAGGACTGCTCTCTAATTTCTTTATCAGAGTCATTAGAGTTTATAATTTGTTGTATATGACCATCAATCATGCCTTGTAAGACATCTTTAAAGTCATCATCATTTACTATATTTTGTATGTTTTGTACGTTCATTACATTCCGCTAGGAAGTTGCAAGTCCTTAATATCTTTTAATGATGCCATCACTGATTTCATAGAATCAGACCTAGATTTCTCTGCAGCATTTTGAGCATCTGCTTGAATCTTAAATTCTTGCATCTGTAATTCTAATTGCTTACGAGCATTGTCTAGTTCCATTTGTTGTTTTTGTAAATCAAGTTTAGCCATCTCTGTTTGAGCTCTTAACTGTGCTTTTTCACGTTCAACTTTAGCAAACTCTTGAGCAGCTTCTACACTTGGGTCTATTGGTTTATCTTGAGCTTGTTGTTGAGCTAATTGTTGAGCTTGTTCTGGAGTAATATCTTGTAAGAAACCAGAAGCATCTTTAAATCCAGCCATGTGAATAAATTTAGCTAATGTATCTCTGTATTGTTTAAGATTGACTAAAGGATTACCCAATCCATAACCTTGTAAGATTTGTTCTTGTTTACCTAAAATCATTTGCATAGTAGCTAATTGTTCAGCACGAGAACCTGTACCTAAACCTACATTAATACTAATAGAATATTGCTCTGACCATTCTCTAGGGTTAAATGTCATAGGTTTTTTATTAATCATAAGTGTTCTAGGATTAACTTGATACTTACATAACAATCTAAAAATAGATTGGAATAGTGACTTAACACCTGTTTCTGCAAAAATACGAGCCATCAGTTCTAGCTTACCGTTAGCAGCATTAGACATAGTAGCCACTGCTGTAGCTGTAGCATTTTGTAATACGTTAGCATCTAATCCTTGATTCATGTCGCTAACACCTGTTCGTTTTGCCTGTACTTCGTCTAAATATTGTAATAATGGGAAAGATTGACCTGCTGCTGATGTCACAGCTAACTGTGATACTGCTGCTGGGTTCTTAACACGAATTACACCACCTGCTGTAGATGTTAGTAAGTCATCATAGTTTACTTGACCTTCTACTGCTAACACACGAGCATTGTTAGTAAGGTACATATTATCTAGGATTTGACGAGTTACTGTAGACTTAATAAGTTGCAAGTCCATAGTTCTATCTGCTAATGAATTACCAAAGAATTTATGTGGGATTGGTAATGGGCAAATAGAATGGAAAGGAATGTAATCACAATCCTCATCACTTAAAATCTCATTAGATGCGTATACAATCTTGCGTAGTTCTGCAACACCGTCATCATTATAGTCAACCTTGATATAGCACTCATATACCTCTACGATTTGCATAGAGTGGTCTTGTGACATCATGTCTGTTGGTTGTTCACCACGAGTATAACGAGCAATTCTTTCTGGACTGTATTCTAATGCGTTACCAGTATTTAAACCCTCAACAATTTTAGGGTCAAATCCCATAGAGATAAGTTCACTACGAGTAAGCATCTTACGGTGAGCACAAAAACCAGACTCTTGAATATTACGAGCACGTTTGCTAATAATAAACTCTTCTGGCGGAATGTTCTCTACACGAACTGTGCCATTGCGTACTGTTTTACGAACCTTAACATTGTGTGTTTGGTTATTACGTTGTACTTGTTGCCCTGTAATAGGGTCAACAATCATTTCAAAGTTATCAATCATTTCATGTGAAACAACTTCTATTTCTTGGTCTTGCATGATAAATGTTAATTCATCATCTGTTAGACCTTTATATTCTTCTTTAGTGATGTTTGTTTCATCATCCCAATATACTTTAACCACACCTACTTTTTCTAGTAGTGCATCTTTAAACCAATTGTGTAATATGCTAAATCCATCATTATCTTTATAAAATACATGATTAACATATGTAGTAGCACCGTCTGCTAAATCTTGGTCACCTTCATGAACTGGACTAAACTCAACAATATTATCAGATGATGTGAATACACGAATAAGTTGTGGCAATGCACCGTCTACAGCTTCTGCTACTTCACCAGTAACAATCTGTGACTTACCTTCTACTTCGTTACCATATGGTCTACGGAGATAGTACTCAAGTGCTTGCTGTCTTTCCTTTGTGGTTTCAGATTGGATGTAACCTAACGCACTCCAGATTTCAGAATCCAGAATGGCTTTAAGTTTGCCTTCATCCATTATGTAGCCAGATTTTTTAGGTTTTGCCATTGTTATACTATCCATGAATTATTAATGTTTAAAGGTTGTCCCCAGTTAGCGTCTGTTTCGTCTAAACCGACTGCTAAATATCTAAATGCGTCTGCTGCATGAGAACACCAATCATGTAATGGTGAGTCAAAGAATACGTTACGCTTCTCATCATAGTTACGTCTATAATTGCGTAGTGCATCTAGCCCTTGCTTTACATTCTTGTCAAACCAACAGCGTGGTAATAGTCTGCGTACAGCCATAATGCCATCTGCTACTGGCAGCTTCTTTACTACTGTTATCTCTAGTCCTGCTTGTTCTAGCATTTCTTGTCTTGATTTACCTGTGCCTAGCTCTCTGACTACCACGTCATGAGGTAATAACTGCACAGCATTATCCCATCCGTTATCACGCAACCACTGAACATATGTATCCAATCCTTGAGAATGATTTTCATAGTAATCTACAAGTCTAATTTCTTTACCTACTACTTGAGCTACCCAAATACTTGTACTATCAGACATACCTAAATCCCATGCACAATAAGTCTGGCTTAATGTTTCTCTGGGGATAGTGGTAATCTGATTCTTTTCTTCTAATTCATTTATCATCTTACCGTAGTAAGAACCTTCAACTGCTGCGTTGAAGCTGCACTCAAATTCTTGCCTAAACTTGTCATCTCCCATTTCAGCTTTGGCAGATGCCAACTCTGTAGGGATAATTAATCCTGTGTCAGATGCTTTAAACTCTAACAGTTTCCATCCATCTGCTGAATTGTGTGCTCTATCTCTTAAGTCTTTAAAGTGGTTATTGCCTTTAGGTGTACCTATAAACATAGCCCAACCTAATCGGTCAGCTAGTGCAGGTCTAACTACCTCACTAAATATGGCAGGGTTTACATCACCAATTTCATCAATTACTACACCATCTAAATAAATGCCTCGTAATGAGTCTGGTGAGTCTGCTCCGTATAATGATATACGTCTACCCATGAAGTCCACTCTTAACTCTGCTATGTTAGCAATAGCTCCTAGTGGTCTTGTATATTGAAGTAAGTAATCCCATGCAATACGTTTACATTGTGCATAGGTAGGTGCAATGTATGCAAATCTTGGACTAGGTTTATCACACAGTAGTGATGAATGTACCAGTTGATTTATGGCTGATACGGTCTTGCCCATACGTCTATGGGCTACCACTACTGTGAACCTGTTGTCCTTCACCATTTGGTGAATCAACTTCTGTGGTTCTCTGGGCTGATACCCAGTATTTAGAACATTATTCAATGCCTGTGACAATCTTAATCATTACTGGTTCATCTGAATCACCAGTTAATTTATTCTCTTGTAATGCTTTGCCATCTAATCTATCACCTAGCTCTTTAATAGCAGCCATATCGCCTTCTGATGCTTTTGTAAGCAATGCTTCAGCTATTTGTCTTAAGCGTTGAGCATCATCCTGTACGACTGCTCTTCTAATCGTTTCCGCCCATAACCTATTGGATTTAATAGAGTTTTTATTTCCTATTTGTCCGCCTACTTTGTTTGTATTCTCTTCCATATTGTAACTCCATTACTGGGTCATTACCTTTAATTGTTATAGTAAACTCTTTTTACCTTGATACTGTTCTTCTAATATTGAATCTTTCAATCCTTTGACCAAAGAATCTGCCATAAGGTCAGACTTTTGTTTATTAGTCAGTACCTTTTGTACCTTTGTAGATGTGTTCTGAAATTGTGTGTTTGTTTTGTTCAAGTGCTTCATTTAATCTTCTCCTTACCTCATTTTCGTCTAATTTTGGTATTTTGTCAAGAGAACTTTTATGTATGTCTTGAACACCACCACTATTATCAATGACGTTTATATGTACGTTATCATTACCTTTGTACTTATCTGCTAGTTTTTGTATGGTTTCTCTTGAACCTATATGCGTTTTAAGATGTTCTTCAATAGGTACTGTTCTACCAGAGCCAAAGTTTGTTTCCATTCTTGCTGCTCTTGGCAATGCACCCTGTACTAAAGCATCTACTGGGTTACGATATGTATAAAATATTTGTACATCACGACCTGCATTTAATGCTTGTTTAACTTTTTGGTCTGCTGATGAAAATTTATTCATATTAGTGTCGTATATCATTTCAGCATTATTAAGTAAATCATTTGCATCTGATGAAGCCTTGCGTATTGCTCCAGTCTTACCAGCACCAGTTCCACCTGCTGTAAATACAACGGTTGGATTAAAACCTGCTGGAGTTGGTTGAGATAACTTTTCTTTATACAAGTCTTTTACAAATTGACTAGCTGGCTCATGTACATCTGCTGACAATGTTCTATTAGCCCTATACTCTGGGAATAATTCTCTAGCTGCGTCTGTGTTTAATACACGACCTCCCATTGTATCTGCATGAGGAGCATTTAAAGCTGCGTATTCTTGTTTCATTGCTGGCAAATTATCTTTTAATTGATTAAATGCTTTTGCTTCTAAATCTGATTTAGATAATAATGATGCTGCTAATTTTGGTGTGAATTGTTTTGTTACACCTATAAGTCCTGTAGCACCTAATGCAGCAGTAGGGTCTTTAATATAATTTTGTAAACCTGTTAAAGCAGTATTTGCAAATTGATTTTTAAATCCAGCAACATCACCACTCATTAATACAGATAATGGTACTTCTTTATTTTGTAAATAGTTATTAAGTAATTTGTCTAATGGAGATAAAGTGTTAGGGTCTTGCTGTGAAGCCCAAGTTTTATTTAATATATCCATATGTGATTAGCACTTTTTATTTTTGCCTTTAGTGCCTTTTCCTTTAGATTTAGTTTTCATTATGCTAATTCCGTTACACAAAGAGTTGAAGCTGCTACAGTGGCATCTTTAATGTATGCAATCTTATCACCAGCATTAACTTTGAATATACCTACAGAGTTTGTAGGAATCATCATACTTGTAGTAATTGATGCTGTTGGTGATGCACCAAATGAAACATGGCAGTGACCAAGTGAACATGACACTCTTACTAAAGTTGTTCCTGTACCAAATGCTGTTGATGCTGCTGTTGTATTACCTACTGAAAATACTTGTGATGTACTTGGTGAGTATACTTCTATTGGATTTCTATTGTCATCAAATCTAATAATGCTCATTACTATTCCCCTGTATTATATTCGTTAGTATCGTTTTCTTTGTTACCGTTTTCAAATTTAGCCATCATAAGCATTTGTTTTTGTGCTTTAGTCATTTTTGTTTTAATAGCACCACCTGTTAGCCATGCAGAACAAACTCGGTCTGCTGCACACTTAAAATCAAACAACTCACAATAACCTAATTCTGCACTAGCTATAACTTCTGGTGCATATGATTCATCTGTTGGTTCGTCACCCTGTATACCATCAACAATACATTGCATCATTTCTGGTGTTTGAATAAATGCAGAGCAATTACCACAACGCATAGTTTTAGCGTTCTCTACAGATGTTGCCCACTCTTCTGCTTTAGCTTTCCAGAAATCTTCATTAGGAAGGTCTGGGTTAGCAGCACCGTATCCCACATTTTTAAATGCCCAATCCCTATTTTTAAGATTGACTTTAATATCATGTGTAGCTATAGGACATTTCATTTCTTTTTATTCCTTGCTGAAATAGTTTTAGCTTTAGCTTTAGCATCTGATTTAGATGAAGCACCCCAAGCCTTTAAGGATAGTAATAATCTTGTTGGCTCACCATTAGGCTTATGTTCTGCACCTGCCATGTTACCCATACGAGCTAGGAATGATGCACGTCTAGGATTATCCCCAGACTTGACTGGTGCTTTTAAATGACCACCTGTTTCCTTGTTATATGATGCACGACCTTTAGCGTTCAATCCGCCTTTAGGGTTCTTACCTGCTTTCTTCTGCCAAGCTGCACTCATTTCTTTTTGGCTGTCTTTGCTGATTGTTTAAATGCCATAGCAGTAGGAGCACCTTTAGTACCTACCTTACGCATCTTTTCACCAGAACCAGCTTTGATTCTAGCTTTCTTTGCTGCAATGTTTGCGTATAATCCTTGTTTAGTAGCCACTTTTCATACCTTTTTTCTTCATGCCAGCTTCTGACATAGCAATAGCTACAGCTTGTTTTTGTGATTTAACAACAGCACCAGTTTTAGAACCAGAATGCAATTTACCAGCTCCAAACTCTTTCATTACTTTACCTACTTTTGCTGCTTTTCCTGCTTTTGATTTTGGTTTCATTGCCATGTTATATCCTTATTTTAAAAAACGTAGTTTATAAAGAGTTGAATCAATAAGGTCTGCTATTTCATCTAAAAGATTTTGCAGTTCTGAATCATCTGGTAAATTTTGACGCATTTGATATAAGTGGTCAAATAAAGTTTCTAATTCTATTACTGGGTCTGCATCTGGCAATGTATAAAATTCTGTAGGATTAGTAATTTGACCATATTTACCCATGTATGCTTCTATAAAATCATCTGTTACATCAGATAAACTGTTATAAAATTCACCTAATGTAACGTGCTGTGCATATGATTTAGATTGCCAATGCAATAAATGAGCATTAGTCACAGCGTGTAATAGCACTAAAGCTAAAATAGGTGCTGTAGTACTTTTGTCTACATTGTCTTTAAATGGTGTGCTCATTGGTTACCTTGTTAGGCTCTTTAGCCTGTTCTTTAATCTGTATAAATGTATGGTCATATTGACAATCTGGACAAACAGGGTATCCAGTGTGGTCATATACTTCACCGCACTGTTCGCATACACTTACTTGGATTGTCATAAAAAATACCCTCCGAAGAGGGTTAAGATGGAGATTGCATAAATCTTACAGGCAGGAGTATGCCTATGCAAAGATTATACCACAGAAATGAGTTTTGTCAAGCGTTTATACGCTTTGAACTAATAGTCAACAAATTATCCATAGCCAGTTCCAACTTATACTCATAAGCCATAGGTTTCCTAGCTTTAAGGTATCTAGTATACAAGGCTTCTTGTTGTTCTTTTGGTAAATTATGAATAATAGCATCTATGGTGCGGACATTTTGCATATCCATGCTGCTAACCATGTGTTCAAACTCGTCTTTAGTTGACTCGCCACCAGATGACATACCTAAAGATTTACTAGGGTATCCCAACTTGTGACTGTCGCTTTGCTTCATCCATAAAGACCAATCATCTAATATAGCTAATAATCTATTTATATCTATCATTCTGAACAAGAATACATACTACTAAAATTAAATGTTTCGTAAGGTGTTCTCATAGTATTGTTATGTTTAGCGTGTCGTTCTGTATATACTTTACCTTGCATTGTTTCAAATGATTTAGGTAATGGATGAAATATATTCTGCAACATAGATTTTGGATGATTATAATATACAGAAAATCTTTTATTGTTTTGTAATTTTTCCATAAGAATAATATGACTAGATGCCATTCCAGTAATAATTGGCACTAATTTTTTTTCTTTAAATCCAAATGCAGCTTCCATTTCTCTTATGGTCATTTTTCCATCACCAATTAAATCTATAATTTTTTGTCGGAGTTGGTGAGTAGTTAATTTTTCTCCATTTAATTCATATATTGTTTGATTATTACTAGCCATGATTTTCCTTAAGATACATCTATGATTTTACATTCCCACCGATTTGACTTATTCTTAAACCATCCATGTACATGAATAGTCCAACCACATTCTCTTACTATACCAATATGTTCCAATTCTGAAATTTTGCGTACACGAGCATTAGCATTTATTTTGGTAGTGGTTTGTACAGCTAATATTTTACCATCTTTAATTGCAAGTAGGTCAATAAATCCATAGAGGTCTTGCCTTATACGAGCAAATGAGTTCCAGTGTTCTGTAATAGCTACAAAATATCCTTCTTCACGCAGCTTGCGTAAACTTAACTGCGTTGGAGATATAGCCATTAATTTGTTTTTTTCTGGATTTCGCCTGTGGATTTATTAAGTTCGTACTCTACCATATCATCATTATTTAATTTTTGTTCTTTAATTCTTTTACCAAATATTTTTTCAAAGTTATCTTCAAATTCAGACCTATCTGTAAAAGGTCTTGGTGTTGAACCCTTACCCATTATTTAACTCCAATCATATTGTGTTCCCAAAGATATTGCATAGTTCCTATGTATGCTCTATTCCACATATCACGTCTATCTTCTTTAGTTAATTCTTTTCCGTTATCTAATTTAAAATGACACTCAAAACATAAAGCTGCTACTAATGCGTCAGATGTTTTAGCTCCCATAGACTTACCTTCATTACGGTGAGCTGCACAAACTGTTTCAGATTGTATACCACAATGTTGACATGGTAATTCTCTTACAAGTTTAGTAAGTTTAATGTTGCGGTATATCATCTGGAAATGTACACCCATATTCATTAGCAAAACGAATGACATCAGAAATGTAATCCGCAAATTGACCAGTATCAAGGTCTGATGTAGATGGTACTACAACTACAGGTTGACCTGCAACTTCTTTTGCATATTTAAGATATTTCCATTTTAACAATTCATGTAACTCTTCTTTGGTATATCCAAGATAATCAGATAACATTTCTAATAGTGCCCAATATTTATCATTTTGGCTTAAATTACGAATATGTTTTCTTTCTGAAACTGTCACCTTATAAACTTTACTAAAATCTAGTTCTTTTAATTTGCTGACCAAAAGACTTAAGTTCTCCCTTGTCAAATTCCACTTTAGCATTTGCACGATTAAAACCCTCCGATTCAATTATTTTTCCATCTGGAAATGTAACACGATATTCACAATTTCCAAACAACTTATACCATTCACTATCTTGAAATTTCATATTGGTTTATCCCTGTAACGTAAAGATTTAGGCTGAAACCATAACGGTATAGAGCCCTCCCATTCAAAATGCCTTTGCTTGTTCACAGCCATAAAACCATCTGGAACTAGTTTAGCATCAACTTCACTTAATTTACCATCTAAAATATCTTTTTCTTTTTTCTTGTTTCTGTAGATACTAACACAATTATCTGCAAGGTTAGTTATTGTTGCAGAACCTGCCACGTCAAACTTACTTGGTGTATGAGTAGTTTCGTCTATTGTTTTTCTGCTATGGCAGATGAGGTGAATGTGAATATTTAAATCCCTTGCAGCAATACACAGTTGGTCTACAAATTTTTTCTGACCGTTATAGTCATCCTCATTAATAGAGCACTTCATTAAACTATCTACTACAAAATGCTGTATGCCCAATTGCTCTGCTCCATAGTAGATAACAGATAATACTGCTATAGGATTTGTGCTGCCTAACTGGTCGTATAAAAACAACTGTCCTACTACAGAATTACAAAACTCGGTAATTGCTGAATCTGTTGGTTCATTAGTTCCTACAGATTGACGGATATACCTTGCAAGTGTACTACGACAACTCATTTCAAAAGAGCATATCATAGTTTTATAGTTCTCAATCAATTTAAGCGTGATATAACTCAATAGCATGGATTTGCCATGTCCGCTATAACCAGACCAAATTGTCGTTTCCCCTAAACGAAGCCTAAAATTCTCTGCTTTATCAAACGGAAGATACGCACCACTTTGTATTTCGCCAGTAAAATATTTAATCGTGTCATCAATAAATAAATCTGGACTTTTAATTTTACGGTACTCATCACTGTCCCTCACAAAAAAATAATTTTTAATCTTATCCTCGTTTACCACAAGGCTCTGTACTTTTTCTTCTAATGACATAAGTCGTATGCTCCTCTCAATCTCTCTGCTGCTTTTATTAATCTTACCCTATCTTCTTCTGGAAGGGTTTTACCGTTACCCATTTCTAATGCTGCTAGTGCTACTAATAGTGTTTCAGTAGATATTGTTTTTAATACTGCATAAGGATTAAATGCTTTCCTAGCAGGTTTAAAATCACCTAACCTTTGTGGTGTAACAGCATCAAGGTTAAGACCTACAGCTCCTAAAACATCTACTGCTGAACATCCTGCAAAACAATGCACCAGTATACGACCATCTGATAATTCCTTCAAGCCTAAACTAGCTTGTCTATCATCATGGGATGGACATAAACATTGATATTCACTTTCACCAGATTTATGAGGATTTTGAAAATAACCAATAAGTTCATGTATGTTCATTAAAAAACTCCCTTAATAAACCTATACTTCTCATCTCTTATCTTCTCATTTCCTCTCTTATCTTCTTCTCTCTTCTCCTCTCTAATACTCTCTTTATATACTTTGTGTATAATTCCATGTATATCACCGTCAAACCAGTCCTTAAGACCGTTTAACATAGTAGTAATAAACTCTGGTTCTTTATGCAGCCTAAAACATACTTTTCGTAAATCTGGAATATCTCCGTTACGTTCAGATGCCAAACACCAAAGTTCAAAAAGAGTAGCTTTTTGGTCAGAAGTTAATTGATGCCAGTCTGGGTCAGACAGAATATCACGACCATAAACCTTAAACCAGACCATAGAGGATTTGTTCTTAAAATGCTGAAACTTACTCCAATTGCGTACTTTCATAGTTTTCTCCTAAAATAAACATTCTTCATACTGTGTTAAATCTAACACACATTTTACCTTTGGCAAAATCTTTAATTCACAATTAGGTCTATTTTCAAGAAACCATAAAGCAGATGCCTTATTACTAAAGGCACGCAAAGGTTTATTGTCAAATTCATCTAATATAATAAATCTTAAATTTTCCATAGTTGCCGAACACTATCACAAGTAATTTAAAATTACAATAAATTTATGTATATTTATTTTATATAACTATTGTATATTTTTACAGATTTGTTATAGTTCAGCTATGGCAATTAATCAACAGGAGATACAAATGATAAAAAAACCAAACTTTGCAAAAATGGACAAAGCATTTCAAGTAATAGCAAATGAAACAGGTCTTGACAAAACCAAACTCATTATGATGTTTTTATCAATTTTACAAGAAGAAAATAAACTTAAGGAGGAAGTATGAACTACGCAGAAGCTAAAAAATTAGTAGGTAATCAACCTACTTTTGCATTAAAAAATATGGTTGTAGCTTTATCAACGCTACAATTTTTAAACACTCCAGCAGAGAATTTAAGATTAGAAGCTGCAAAAATAGTGCTTAAAGGTGACCCAAAAGATAAACCAGAGCCATTTAAGCAATATGCACTTACTGGCGGTACTGGTACTAAATGTATAGCAAATGGCAATACATGGGCTGAAAGTGAGGTTGCATAATGGAATATCCAATAGGTACTAAATTTATGAGTTTTGGGAAATATCCAAATGAATGTACTGTAGTAGAAGTTTTAAAAACTTACAATAGTAAGAATGAATTAGTAGAAGTAAGCTACAACGCTACTCATAATTTTTTAGGGCAAGAGATAACACATAAATGGTTGCCAGAAGCGTCAATAGCTAGAGGTGTTTTTGCTTATGAAAGAAAATTAAAAAAAGTTTAAAAAAGTATTGTATTTATTTTTAATCTGTATATACTGTGTATATAGTAATTAATTAACAAGGAGATTCAAATGACTATCAAAAAAGAAAGATACATCCCAGCAGGATATGTTCCTTTAGTAATTGACAATCCAGCAGACGTAGTAGTTTACACAAACAACGATAATGGTAAGTTTTCTGCCATTTGTTTTGCTGGTAAAGCTGTTAATCCAACTTGGTATTATTTGTTTAGAAGTGAAGAAGCAATGTTGGCTCAAGTTGCTAAAACTGTTAATAACAGAATTGCTAGAGCTGCGGAAGTTGCAAAATACAAAGCTAATAGACTTGCTCCTACAGATTTAAAAGAAGGTGACATTCTTTACTGTAGCTGGGGATATGACCAAACTCAAGTAGATTTCTATAAAGTTAAAGAAGTATTAGGTAAGAATAGA